GTTGTTTTACTTCCGTTGATGCGGAAGGGGCACCAGTATCTCCCACACCGGGTCCTTAAAGGGGACCAAGCTATACCGGAATCTATTAAAGCTCTGATTGAAAAGCATAATAGCGCTCATCGGCGAACACTTCGGGGACAGTGTCGAGGAGCAAGCGGTCACATAAATAATCCATGTCGTAGAGCCCAATATCGTATTTGGCCATGATAACCTCGAGAAACTCTTCATCTGACAATAGTAAAGGTTCTTGGAGGATCGCGCGTTGAACGTCTCTAACAGAATCGACGCCCTGGCGAGCAAACCAGGTCAAATCAACTAGACGCAAACCATCAGCAGGAACTTTACAAAGAGAAAACCGGCGAAGGAATTTATCACGGAGGTACGGGACATGTCGAAACTCGTAAGCATAAGAAAGGGATTTGCCGGCCATGTAGGCCTCATCTGACAGGTCAGAATTGCGATTGGCCCGTGCATTGAACCTGCACAAAGCCTTGCCTATCAAAGGGACCATACAATTCGCTTCACCCACAGGGACGAAAAAGCGGGATAAAAACGTCAGATCACAGTAAAAGCGTCGTTCGGCAGCCTTGAGAGCCATGCCGGCTGACGCACAGTGAGATATCCACTTTTTACAATCAATTCCGTCCTCCTCAGTGCCTACGGCGATGTCATCACCTAAAACCGTTACCTTAGTGCAAGTAATGCGATTTAAAACACAAAAGGAATACCAAAGGCAGAGATTCCATACAGAGTTGCGTCCTGTGGTGTCAGTCCCACCTGTGGCCAATTGATTTTGTATATCGGCGGACACACCATAGTCATAGGACACAACCCTAAATTGTAAGGAATTCCTAGTGTAGAACTTGCGAAACCAAAGTGGGGCTCCACTCTTACCCATCCAGTGTGCAAAAATGCGCGTTACATCCGAAAGCTGACTCCTATCGTTGGCCGAAAAATCGCCCTCGAAGTACCGAGCCTTGCCTGCGAGAAAATCTGCCAGCTCGGTATCCTTCTTAGAATAAGCCATACGTACCTCAACGCAATCGGTGCGCAACTCGTCTAACGCGTGAACTAAACGTTTATTGAATTCATCCATGATAGGACCCGTAAGAACATTATATTCATCGGATCCAACGTAGATAACACGCGGAGCCCAGGACGGGTCATTCCGTTTAAGGAGTACTTCACTCTTGACCATAAGAGACTTGGTATTAAGAGTGCGGAAGTCCACGTCATGCAATCGACCCAGAGCGGCTTCCATACGAGCCTGCTTATCTGGGGAGAACTTGGAAACCCATCGGTCGTAAATATCTTGGGTCCAATCAAACTTTTGAGATTGCGGGAAGACGAGGCTGGCAAGTTTTTTAGCCAGCTTCACTATCTGGGGGGAAACACGGGCATCGGAATGAAAATTACAACGCTTGCCAAAAGCGGCAAGCATGCTAGTAAGATCATTACCGGTGACCACCGGTACTTGTTGAGAGAATACCGGACCCAAAAGATCCTCAGGTGCCAAAACGGGACGGTCTGTTTTGGGTGCCTCGTCAAGACGAAATGGCACTTGAGGGACAAAAGGACGCTCAGGAACTAAGCGCAAACGGGACGACCCATCATGCAAATGGTCACCGAAGTCGACAGGAGCTTCGATATCTTGGGTCGCCCCGAGGCGCTTAGCCCTGTGAGAATGTCGTTTTTTGGGCAGTTTGCTGGTAATAAGCGGTATCTTAATGTGTGAGTCCAG